TCTACACCTCAATCATACATAAAACTAAAATAATACGATTCGTCAGTACTACCACTGAATGTATGTGTACCTTTTGCAAACCTCTTGCCCGCTACAACGTTGCCTACCACTCCAAATATATTTTTACCCGATAAGATATTAGCCGGTATCAAGTTAGCATCCCCTTTTATAGTCTGCGCTCCATTTAAGTATTGTCCTGCAGATATGGTCTGGCTTGCTGTACAAGGTGTATAAGTCTGTGCTGCCTTAGTAGGTATGGACTGAGTTACTTTACCACTTCCATTATGATACCCTGCGGGAATAGCGTAGCTGCCATTGATAGGTAAACTCTGTGATACTGCCCCACGGTTTGGCATGGTGCCTGTCCGTTTTGTGTAGTTATTATTATAAAATGTCGTCCCTGCCAGCACATTACCCTCTGTGGCACTACCAGATAATGCAGGCCTTGGATTTACAGCAATACCGCTATAATATCCTGCACCGCTGGTCTGGATTGAGTCACTGGGAGTAAATGTTTTGCTACCATTGTTTGGCATAGTGCCGGTTAATTTATTTCCCTTTGCATAAGCCGTTTTGTCTTGGAGTATATCCCCTGCTGCAGCTGTTGCGTCCGAAGTAAATGTACCAAGTATATCGCCTACAGTAGTACCAGCTTTGATTACAGATGCAATCAATCCGGATATAACTGCCTTAACTTTTCCCAAACCGTTATGGTAACCTTTTGGTATTACATATTCTTTATTTTGTGTATCTAAGGTTATAGTTCCTACGCTGCCATTGTTTGGCATGGTACCCATAATACCCGTATCATCATCGTTGCTGAATGCCTTACCCGCTAGCACGTTTGCAGCAACGGCATCACCCTCCGCACTAGCCTTGATAAAAAAACAATCACCGGACGCATCATACCAAACCGTATATGCTTTGCCAGCAATCAATTTTGGGGCAGTTGTTGTGCCAGGCTTATATAGCGGCTTGCCGTTTACAGTGGTTGCGGATCCGTTATTGACAGCTGATGCAATAAAAGTTTTACTGTGACCGTCTGCCAACTCGATTCCGGCAAGTGTAATTGCGGTTCCTGTTCCTCTAGCTATCTCAAATCTGGCTGTATTACCTAGTTTCTCATCTATTTTGTCAAAGTTAGCACCAATTCCATCAATGTTAATATATTCATTTCCCTGTTGCTTTTCTAAATTAAAATTTGCTGTATATTCAGCCATCTAATCACCTCACTCTCAGCTGTTCCCAGGTATAAATACTTGCTTCATCCCAGGTCATATGTGCGACATCGTTCCATGTGTTATATACGTACTCAAATTCAAATGCCAGATGGGCCGGCTTTATTTCTTCGATCGTTACTGTAAGATCAGCCATGTTAGGCGGCAGGCCTTTGGTGCCGACGAATTTTACCTTGAAACTGTAATTTACCGGATCTTCAATGACTTCAACTTCACCATTGCTATAGGACCTTGCCACCGCCTCAATCATTTGCTTTGTTACGGTACCAACACCCCGGATCTTTGCCCGGATCCGTTCCCGTCTGAATTCATCTGATTTGCTTACGTCTACTTGCAAACCATATATCTTTTCATACCGGCTTAATAAGGATGTAGCCGTATTAACAAAGCATTGATCTATTGTTTCACCGAAGCCGCCAACAAAATAGTTTATATCATTCGAAAGGATCTCCTGTAATTCCTCCATTGTCTGGTTGTTTCTATAATAATCCGGAAGTAAATTGATAAGCTCCATGTCACACCTCCGCCAGTGTTATGTCATCAAGAATAGGCATTTCATCTTCACCAATAATAATATTTTTAGTATCGCCGTTTAGCAATAATCCACTATAATCAGCAACACCCGGGACTGATAATAACAGGCTGCCTATTTTTGCATAGCTGATGGTATAGAAATCAAAGGTTGCATTTCTAAAATACTCCGCTGCCAAAGAAGCAAATTCAGCCTTAACATCTTCCTGCGAAGCACTTCCATCAAGTGCAATATTTGCAGCAATGTTAATGATTTTCTCCTTTGGACTTTCTACCGTGACTGTAGCCCCGATCGGGCGAACCGTTTCAATATATTCATACACAACTGCCGGCAAGTCAGGATCAATTTCCATGTTTTCATTGATTACCAGTACCTTCACCGTCCCATTCCCATCCCATAAAGGAAATACTTTCGCATCACCACACCCGGGTACTTCAAGTGCCCATCTTTTATAATCATATACATTACCGCTTGTGGATGTAGACTGCACCTGGGAATAAAATCTTGACCGAAGATTATCGTCCGTTTCTTCCTCTTCTCCTGATGTGATAATATCTGTCAGGCTTGCTGTTACGCCGGACACATTATCAATGTTTTCTAGCTGCCCTGAATACTGATTTCCAATAGAGCCAATTTGTTCGCATTGTGCCTGATAGGTATGTTCTGATTTTAATTCTGTAATTATATAGGTCGTATCGTTTAGCCCCCATCTCGTACCAATATCAATAGTTCCATTTGTTTCTATCTGCCTGATTGCATAAGTAGCAGGCTTCCTGGTTATACCATAATCCGCAACTACCCGGTCCAGGTATTCACCCACCGCTGTATCCCCAGATACTAAGTCTAGAAAAAGATTTAGCATAAAATAAGATTCCGCCAGTTTATATGCAGCAGGAGCTAACGCATCATAAATTATCGAACCTTCCCTTTTATCTACATCGGAGGTCACTCTACTAAGCATATCATTCAGTATATTTTCATAGGTCATATCTTCCCACATTAATAATTCACCTCCTGTTGGACCGTAATGTTGCCATAAATACTACTTACATCAAATGTACAGAGCATTTCATCACCAGATACATCGAAGCGGAAGTTATCTACACTTTTTATTCTTTCGTCCTGGAGCAGGCATTCTGCAATCCTTCTTTTTAATTCTATCTGGACATACAAAGGATCTTTTCCTATAAGACTTTCTAGTTCAATTCCATAAGAAAAGCTATATATCGGATACTCATACTTTTCAGTACTCATCACCTTATATATAGCTTGCTCCAATGCTCCTATTTCGTCCGTAAAGCCTTGTATCTTATTGTCTGATATTTTATATGTCCTTGCGGTCTCAATGTCCTCTGTAACCTCTAAATCCGTTTCAATTAAGTTTTCTGGGATCATTGATTAATCACCTCCAGGATATAGAATTTTTGCCCGCCATGATCCCGGAGTAATCTGACTTGCTGGCCGGTTACGAGAGTAGCTTTCAAATTCCCTACAATAAGCTCATTCGGTATAATTAATTTATCACTGACTTTAATCCCATCAGCCGTAACTGCACCAACCTGCAGAGCGCACAACTTAGCATTATTGAGATAATTTTGCACTATAGTCTTAATCTCATTTATCATATTGCCACCTCAATCTTCATGGTGTGGACAGGGAGGAAGTTGTGGGTAACAGAACGAACGATAAGCCTTTTGTTCAGTCCTATATCTTCAATGCTTCCGTAAAATCCCGTTCCGGCTCTAACTCTACTATCACCCAGGCAATTTAAAGTTAGAGTTTCTGTCTCCCGATTATATAGTTTTAGTAGCATATCTGCTTTAGATTTTGCCTGTGCCGGCTTCCCGTTCTTGTCTAATACTTCAAAATACTGCAATAATCCGTATTTCTTTATGGATCCGCTATCTTTAGTGATATATAATTCTCTTTTGCCTGTTTTTTCATTATCCATAGCAAGCTTAATCTGATTATAAAAGTTATCATCTATGGATTTTGAATATTCATAATCGTAGCATAAGCTTTCATCACCCAGTACAAGATCAAGTGCTAAACCCTCTAAATCTCTAAGGCATACAGATCCAAATTCGTCACGAAGAGAACACCATTTGCCCTTATTCATCAGGGTGTCGCTTATAGCCTGATACATAATATCCAGCCAGGTCTTATCGTCCTGTACCGATGTGGGCAGTGTGTAATTAAATTTTTTAAAAACACCTTTTCTAAGACCAAAATAATTACACATCTTGGTGCATAATGCATCGAGGGTGTCTCCTTTAACTACGATTGTATCTTTAGCCTTTGCATATCTAAGTTGATCATAAGCAATTACTTCAATCTCTTTTTTCTTGTTTTGACCATGTTTGAAAATAATTCCGGAGAATATATTTGCACCATCATATTTAAATCGAACCGGCCTGCCATTCTCAATTTTTATGTCGTCATCCACGAAAGAAAACTCGAGCTTGCTGCATCCATCATTCAGTCTATCAGTATACGATACGGACTTAACAAGCTCGCTAATCTCATACATTTCTCCATTGGTTTCAATTAAGAATTCCATCAAAATCTTCCACCCCCTGATGAGTGCGTTCTCCCGGAAGCAGAAACCCCACCGGTGTACTTTGGAAGTTTGGGTTCTTTTTTTATCGTTTTAGGCAATGGAGCGGAATATTTTGAAAATTCATTTGTCGATGGAATTTTAAGTTTCCATCCTATATTTATGACTGCAGGATTTTTGATCTTATCTTTATTTGCGTTATAGATGATATTGTACTTTGTGCCTTCTCCGTAATATTTTTTTGCAATGCCCCATAGTGTATCGCCAGACTTAACCACATAAGATCCGGTACTTTTAGGGTTCGTTTTACCTGAAGATACTTTTTTCTTTTTAGCTTTTCCCGTTGATAAGGACTTAATAACGGCAGATTTTTTACCAAATTCCCGATATTCAAGCAGTTTAAAGGATACATACTTGTCTCCCTCTTCTCCAGCTTTCTCAGTTACTGATAATTCTTCAATCAATACCAATGTATTTATGTCATCACCAACTCCATTGCTCGCTATAAACCGTACCGGCTCCTGGCTTTTTCTCCATGTCCGAAAAAGGTTTAAATAAAAATCCGCATCTCTAAAATCCCCGGAAGTCTCTACATAATGATATGGCTCTTTTGGCAATTCTACCTCAAACGAATATTCTGTCAGTTCCATGTGAGTAGGTATCGCAATCTGGCCAAGTTTTAAAACTTCATACTTTTCTATAGCCTGTACGGAAGTAGTTTCAATCTGCTCTGGATTGACCGGGAGATGATATACCATATTATCCTTTTTGAAAAATAATGCAAAACTCATAATTAATAATTCCCTTCTGCAGCTACTGCGATCTCTTCACGCATCATCATTTCAAGCGTACCTTTTATTTCATTTACATCAGCGGTTTCCCGAACATCTCCGAAGGTAAAGCTTATATTAGGTGCAAGAGTAGCAGTACTGAACTTATTAATGTATTCCCGCTCTGCAATATCACGGAGATATCTAAGATCCTCATCGGACATATTGACTTTACCTTTCACATTGATCGGGTGTTGGTCAGTACCAAATTGGCTTAGATCATAGCCCTTATCATCGTTTTGCCCTGGTATTTGCTTCGCTATACTTGCAAATGTATCTTTAAGCCATCCCGATATGGTGAAATCACCTATGGTTTCACCAACGTAATCTGCAAACGCATTGACTTTATCCAGGTCAAGTAATCGCATTGGATTATCAATTTTAGCCCTATCTAACAGCCCGCTAATGCCGGAGAAGGCATCATCTATTCCACTTACTGCCTTACCAGTGGCGGCTTTAACAAGTCCTGCTAAATTTTTTGAACTTACGTCAAAGTTTATTGTCTTTTTTCCCGATGCTTTTGCAACTATATTATAGGCATCTATGACTTTACCTATTGTATCTATGAGTGGACTAAATAAGCTGATCATTCCTGCTACAGCTTTGCCCGTCATCACAACAATAGATTTCATTCCAAGCCTTGTTGCTTTTACAAAAAGATCAAGCGTGTCTATTGATCTGTTCCATCCAATGCGATACATATTAAAGAACTTTACGTATGCATTATAACCCTGCGCCGTCACTTTAATAATAAAACCCCATGCGCTCCCGACAAATTTTCTGTACCCTTCCGACTTTTCCCATAGAAGCACTACAGCTGCGGTTAAGCCTGCAACCAAGAGTATTGTTAGTCCTATTGGGTTAGCGGCTGTTGCAATATTCACCGCCCATTGCGCTCCACTAGCCAGCAATAGAGCGCCTTTATATGCTAGCCAAGCGGCAGTTGCTCCCTCGATAATCGGAACCAGCTTATCCCAATTATTGTTTATATAATCATAAGCACTGCTAATACCATCTAGTGCCTTTCCTGCCGCATTAGCCATTACACTAAAACCGTTTACCATCTGGTCAGTGAATTTTTCAAACTTTTTAGTATTGATCGTCTTATTAACTCTTTGTATAAGCGGTCTAAAAGCTTTTGTAGCACCATTTTTGATTTTATTCCAAACGTCAGCAAACGTCTTTGGCATCTTAGCGTACTTATTATTGATATCATCTGCAGCCATAAACATAGCGTTTTTGATAATGTCAGATGTTATTGCACCTTGGGATGATAACTCTTTAAGCTTACCCTTTGATAGATTCATATATTTTGCTATAGCGTCATAAACCATTGGGGCATTCTCCATAATAGATACAAGTTCATCCCCCTGAAGTCTGCCAGAAGCCATTGCTTGGGATAATTGTCTCATGGCACCCTGTTGTTCGGATGTGTCTGCACCACCGACCTTGAATGATTTTTGAACCAGCTCTGTAAATGCTATCAGTTCATCATTTGATGTAAAGGCATCTTTTGCTAATAGCCCCATCTTACCTACGGCAGAAGCCATTTCACCATAAGCACCCCTAGAGCGATTAGCTGCTGCAAATATCTTGTCTTGGAGTTCTGTTTGTGTCTGCAGTCCATCGTTAATTAGATCCAGTCTGGCTGCCGTATTGGTGTATTCATCAGTGATACGCATTCCTTTCATCAACCCAGATATTGTTAGCACTCCACGAATAAGCTTATTTATTCCTCCGCTGGCTCTTCCTGCGCTTACTCCAGTCGCTTCAAGCTGTCGATTGAATTTATCAGTGTTTCCACTAGCATTTAATATTTTGCCTGATGCTTGATCAGTTTTTTGCATAACTCTTTCTATGGTCCTGGTATAGCCATCAGTTAGTTGAAACATTGCTTTAAGGGTTGCCATTAACTTCTACCTCCCTTCGCATTAATTTTAGACGCTTCCTTCCTTTCTTCCTCTACTCTTATCTGGATGCTGGCGTAAATAAAGGCTTGCTCCTTCTCAGACATATTAGCTAGCACCGAAGGAAGAATGTGAAGCTTTTGCAGGGCATAGTGTGCTAAATTAAATTCAGCATCACCCTGCTTTATGCGTTTTTTATTTCTTCGATATCGTCATTAATATCAATATCAAAACCGCTAAACTTTTGTACTTCAATTGATAAATCCGCATATTCCCCGGCATATAGCATCTTCCGAAGAAGAGATCCTTCTCCTAACGCATTGTATGCTTTTTGTAATTCAGCGTTTTTTAAATCAGGAAAAACAACAGCAGCGGTTACTAATCCTTCCGTATACCCATTTCTATCAAAGGTTTCTCTACCTTTTTTATCAATTTTAGTCTGCTTCTTAATTAATAAATCATTTTCGTCCTGGGTAATTGGTCTGATTACAAACGGTACTGGCTTTCCATCTTCTTGAAATCGGTTCGATACAATAACTTCTTTGTTTTCTACCTGAATAGGATTTAGGAATGCTTTTAATGAACTCATAATGTTCTCCTTTCAAAAAAGGGAGCCGGAGCTCCCATTATCTATAGTTTGCTGGTAAATTAAAATAACTTAATCCTTCAATATCATCAAAGGTAAATGATGTATCAATGGTAATTGGATCGTCGGACTGATCATCAAGAGTTGTCACTGGAATTGTCTTTAATAAAACATTCAGCATAACAACTTCTTGCTTTCCAATAGTGGATTGCGAATCTTCGTTTTTGACTTGGAGTTTCAATCCGCCATATTTGCCCTCTTTGATATATGCAATAGCTAATCTAAGCATGTCAGAGTTCATGAAGTACATGGTCATATTCCCAGTACCTTCTGCACCTACGACTTTGTGCTGTGTCATGCGGTGTCCCATCATTCGTCTGGATTGAATGACTAACTCTAATTGAGATTTTAGATTAGATATTTCGAATAGTTCTCTGTTCTGGCCATTAATTGTGATGTATGCCTTACCCTCTTTGGAGGATATGGTATCTGCCAATCTTACATAATTATCCGCCATGGTTTAATCCTCCCTTCTTAAGCCAAATTAACAGTAATATAGATCTTTTCAACACTGTCAACCGGCTGAATAAAGCAATCAATAATTACAGCATCGGAATCCTTTCCGGGATTAACAGCGACATCCTCCGGAGTAAAATTCTGAATTGCGTTAAGCCTCTGCAGCTCGCTGAAGTACTCAATCAGCGATGCCCTAAGCAGCGATCTGCCATCAGCATTGTTATTGATTTTGCCGACATAGTTACTTTCGAAAATCTCTGTGATGTCGTTGTTAATTCCGTCAATGGTACGAATTACACGGTTCTTTGTAAATTGCTTACCTTTATCCACAGTTACAGTGGTAAGACTGTTGATATCGTAACCTGCAGTAACATTCTGTGCAGCATCAACCTTAAAGATCCATTCGCCCGCAGTAATCGCAGTTTCCATCTCTGTTTTTGTCATTCTGGGAACTACATCAATAGCACCGACATATTTTCTACCGGTATTGGACTGATTAATATTTGCACCCGCAGATACACCTCCTACCCATGCCGTACACTGTGCAGGAGTAAGATCTGTTCCATCAGACATTTTAACTCCCTGGGTAACATTGATGATTGCTTCATCGTCACCAACAAAATTAGCCATAACAGCCTGGATATTGACTCCCTCTTCGGATCGCATCATATCAATCCAGGTCTTGATTGTAGCCTTGTTTGAATCATATGTAGTCCCGTCATAAGGATAAACTAATACATTGTGTTCCTTGGTCATAAGTGCTGCTAATGCCGTATCGATTGTGTCTGCTGTATGCGTTGTGCCTAAGTTATATACAATAACCGTTTTAGCACCCTTTAGAGCTTCATTGACAAGTAATTTGTCTGCAGCTGTTATGTCAGCTGGATACTCGCTCTGATCTAATGTTGTAATAGTATACATTTCACCTGCAACACCTTTGCTCATTTCCTGCAATAAAACAACAATGCCCCTTTCTCCTGGAGTAATTGAGAGCGGAGTATTGGTCCGGAAATTAAGATATGGGCCAGGTAAAACTTTATTTTGACTAGTCCATGTTCCTGCCATGTCATACCTTCTTTCTTTAAATATTTGTATTCGTTGTCTGTGTCTGCATTGGAACTACTGATTCAACTTTCATTTCGGAATAATTCACATCAAATGTCATATGCAGCACGTTATCAGTAATTCGAGCATTCTTATTTATGGCTTTAAATGCTCCGAAGTAATCAAATCCTCTAATCAAAGTTTCTTGGATAGTAAAGCAGTCTGATTTTATTTCCGGTGTAGCCTTGTCGGAGAAGTAAACTATATCAAAACTGATCCGACCATTGTATTTGCTGTTCATGCGCTTGGAATAGTCATGATCAATCTCGAATATAACAAATGCTGGAGTGGTGAACTTTTGAGGAATATCATCAGTATATCTTCTGATTTTTCGTACATCATCCGGAAATAGTTCCTTAAGTTTATATACGATTGCTGACTTAATATCGCTTATCATGTTTCCTGTTCACCCTCTCCACTTCTTTCCTGAATTCCTCTATCATAACTTTCTCAGTTTTTGAAATTGCTTTTTCAAGCATAAATTTGCCTTTAATGAAGTCTACGGTTTCGCCTTCACCGTTTACTACCCGATGACCATCATTTACATACGAAGAATAATCAGCTGCGTTAAACATGGTCTTTTCAACTCCTGCTCTTGATTTCTTTGTTGGAGTTCTTTTCCACTGCCTATACATAAAGCCTGTATCAACAGGTGTGTTCGCCTTCGCTACCTTTATCCCTTCATTGACAGCCTTGTTAATAACTTTTTTATCAATCTCCGATATATCGCCAAGCATGGATCTTAATTCTGTCCGGAATTCATCTATAGCCTTTTTGTTCTCGCTGTAATTACTCATACTGTACCATTCCGCTTCACAGAAAATTCTTGATGGTCTGCATACGGGAATCCTTCTCCGACAGATAATTTAACAACCCTGCCATTACGCTGAGTAACTTCGATGCGGTCGCCCTCTTTTAAATCGGTTTCCAGGGCACAAAACAGCGAATAGGAGTTAACTAACGTTGGAACTCCATCAGTGCCTGTATCGGTCAAATTACCCTTACTATAGTGGCACTTAACACCGGAGTATTTAAGTACTTCTGAACTCGTGGTTACACCATCAATCTCAGTTTCTTCCCACCGGTAAATGTCCATCCTGTCTTTCCATAACCTCTGCAGTGCTGTCATCGGCGCAACCTCCTAAACTGTGTCAGGGTCTTTTTATCCCTGTCGGATAGCCCGTAAATCGTATCCTTAGATGTTTTATCGTCGACATTGTAAGTAATACTGGTATCCCCCTCTTTGATTGATTTAACGTCAAATACGGAGCTTGTACCGTTCTCCGATTCATAATCAATGATACCTTTAGTTTTCTTCCGGATGAACGGCTCTAAAGCTTCCGGCAGCTCCGCAAGATTGCAGTAATTCATTACTTCCTGGATCACATCAGAGATGATAAGGTCCTTTTCATTATCTGCTATCTTTAAGTTTTCTTTGACTTTACTTTTTAATTCATCAATGGTCACTTTTCATCACTCCTTAAAAAAGGGAGCTGATTACTCAGCGCCCTCTAATAGTTTAATAAGATCTTCTTTCTTTGCCCTAGCATCATAGGCAATGCCTTTCTCATCGAGTATTGCTTTTAATTCTTCTTTGGTTTTATCGCTATAATCTGTTTTCTGAAGTTGCTTTTCAGCTTCTTCTCGCATAGCCTTAATTCTTTCTCTTCTACGTCTTTGAAATGCCGTAGCTGACATATTATCGCTCTCCTTTAATAAAGAAGGACACAAGCCCCCTCTTAGCCGTTAGTTACCATTGCAACCATACGTATATGCTTATCCGAATAAACCTTCTCCCAGTTAGCAGCAATCTCAAGCTCTGCGTTTGTAGGTGCAGTTTTAGCAACGGTGTTGTTTGTGAACTTAATCCCTCTTGGGTGAAGTACAAAGTGCTTTCTGTTAATCAAGATGTCTTCACCCGCAAGCTTATCTCTGTCAACTTCTGTTGGGTATTCAGGAGATCCTTCGCCATAGCCAATTGCGCCATTGCCGAATAAGTATGTGGTGTATTTCTTTCCGGAAGTTGTCCCGTCAGTTACAGGAACGCCATCATCAACGATGATTCTCTTTCCTAAGTATGCTTTGTAGATCACTCTGCCGGTTTCGTCCCTAACGTCTTCAACTAGGCCTTGCTTAACTAAGTTAAAGTAAGGAACGCTGTGCATAACCATACCGGACAATACTTCGTGTGCATCGCCCAACTTAGACATGGTATCAACAATGGCCGCACCGGAAATCTTATTAGTATCAGTGGCATTTAATCCATCTTCAATGGCAATATCGTTGACATGTGTTCCGGTAATAGTTGCAAATGCGCCCTTTAAAGTAGATATTAAAGCGCTTTGCATTCTTCTATTCCAATACCCTGCTACTAGATTGCCAATAGCTGCCATTGGGTCATCACCGGATAGAGTTTTTGCTAAGTCAGTAGCGCTCCATGCTTTACCACGGAATAATTGCGTTGCCATGTCCTGCCCTGCAGTAATCTTATCAGGAGTTAATGCCCAGCCTTCGGTATCTTCCAGGCTTTCATCCTCTCCAGTTAAGTCGTTCCAAAAAGGCATATTGAAATATCTATTTCCTTTGTTTAATGCACCCTGTAATTCAGCAACCGGTTGTACGATACCGGACTGATATAGTGCTGATAATTCCATCGTTCTATTAATCACATATGGATTAAAGACCTCTGGTACAATTACATCTGCTATTCTTGTTGGCATATAAATACCTCTCTTTCATTAATCAATTATTTTTAGTTACACGCTTGCCATAAACTGCTTCGCAAGTTCTGGATTTTCTCTGAGCATTTTTCCCTGCTCAGTCAGATTGAAATGTTCTTTGCTCCAAGGATTTTTGACCCCTAGATTGGATTTGTCTTTGTTGTACGGTGGATTACCCTTTACATCCGGAGTAAACAGATCCTTATACTGCTCTTTAAGGATGGCCAGCTGCTCATCAACGCCGTATACCTGGCTTCCGTCATCAGATAGTGATAGTTTCGATTTATCAAACTTACCAATCAGGAGTTCAGGATGCTTTGCATCAGTCAGCTTAGCTTGGATGGCAGCTTCAATTTTCATTTCCTTAATCTTGCTCTCATAGGTAGTTTTAAGCGTCTGAATCGTACCCTCATGAGTTTTAATGGTCTGCTGCAGGGTTTCATTATCCTTATTAGCTTGCTTCAGGATTTCAATGGTACCTTCGTTCGTCTTAATCTGCTCTTTCAGATTAGTAATTTCTGTTTCGAGTGCGGTGTACTTGCCCTTACCAACGTACTCACCAGTATTAAGGTCCGCTAGCTTGACCTGTTTGTCTTTGTTCTCTGGTTTTTCGTTATATGCATTAACCGCCGTCTCAAACTGTTTGTAAAGTTCATCACCTAAAATTGCTTTTAAAAATTCCATATTGCTCCTTTCAAATCGCTTTGTTTTTATATGCGGTGTCTCCGCTGCGATACAGAAGTTTATATCCCATTCTGCAAGGGTTAGTTTTTGACTGTTTATATCTCTGTCAAGAGAGGATAGTTTACCCTCATTTCGGAGCATAAAAATAAGACCTTAACCCCGGTCATGAGGGAGATCAGTGGATCGCCACCTATTGTTTTTCGGCTTGAAATATTTCTGAATTATCTCTAATTATTTGATGCAATCCCATGGCCAATTCATCAACTATCATCTCTTCATCTGCATCTTTTAGATTGAAGTTTCTCTCGTTAATCATGCCATGAACTAATTCATGTAAAAATGTTTCTTCTATTCCCTGCGTGTCTTGCAATGAATTATCTAATTCGATGACGTGTCTATCAAAATCTATATGCCCATAGCATTGAGTATTACCTTTCAAAATTACATTTCCTGTTAACTTAACTTTGTAATCCATGCTTCCAATTCTTACTCTTTCTGGTATATTCATTTTTCCCTCCATATGATATAATTTTGTTGAGTGCTGGCAATTAAAAAGCAGGTGATTACATGGCTAAAAACACAGGTAACAATTACCGCCAAGGTGCAGTAAAAGGAAGATCTCAAACTTATAACCCTCAAAATGGGACTTATATAAAACGCAGTTCCGAAACTGGTCAATTTATGGATGTTAAATCAAACGGTACGCCTTTTAAAGGTGTAACTAAGGAGAAGTAATATTTATATATGCCAGCACTCATTTTTAGGCAATATAAAAGCACCTACCGAAATAAGTGCCTACCAAATCCATAAAAATACCACCTACCGTCATGATAGATGGTGTTAATTATTCAAAACTTCTATAGTCTCAATTTCGGATTCAAGCAATCCAACAGACGCCTCCGTATCCAGGGTAATGATATCCAATTGTGCCTCCTCTGGTTCATTATCCAATTCAGATACATAAGCTTGATAACGTCCGTTTATCTCCACACCATCTTTACATATAATTTTCAATACCGTTTTTTTACTTAAGATATCTGTTTTATTGATTTCTTTAAGCATTTCTAATAGTCTCACTTAATCACCTGCTTTCTACATAAGGAACAATATGTACACCATTTTTAGAATAATGAATTTTAACCATTGAAGTTTCTTTTTCATGGCTTGTAATATTATCTACAGATACTCCTACTGTTTTCTTAAAATCAACTATTTCTTGATTTATCCAATTTCCTTTGCTATCCCTTTGTATCTTTCCAGTGCCAGCATACTGATTTACAAGTTCCTGAATTTCATTTTCACTTATTGTTACATAACTTCTTCCAGATATGTAATTATTATGCCCTATTATATGCTTTCCCTGTTTTCCTATTATTACTTCCTTTGGTATTTCATCTGATTTAATACGATTTCTTAATTTTTGGTCTTTGTAGGCTAAATTCAGACTACCCCATTTCTTAGGATTATTATACTTCAAATTTTGGAAACCATCAAGTGAATTTACATCTAAATTATTGCCAAGTATCTTCTGATATTGTTCATACTGCTTTTTATCACTATACCGATTCTTCCACTTCTTTTCAGATAATACGGCATCCGGATTACTCTCTATATATTTCTCATGCCACTGCTCATAAGTCATATCCGCCGGCACATCATAAGTTTTTCCGGTCACCGGATCTCTTGCTACTCTTGTTTCACCAGATAGGTCGTCATCCTCATATACCGGCACATCAGTGGTCCTGCAATTCGGATGAAATGGCCAGTAATTAACACCTACTACGGCTTTATCAACATCATAAACCTTTCCATCCTGTTCTCGACAGATATCAGAAGTCTTAACATCCAGAGTAGCAAGTATCCGGTACTTTTCCACCCCATCCTCTCTATACCCTGCAAGCGTCCCCTGACCCATGATGAATGAGCCTTCCGTGTGTAATAAGCGATATGCTTCATATTCTTTCGTACCAAATGTCTTTGCCATCTCTCCGGCCAGTGTTTTCGGATTTCTCCCCTGGATAAGCATTGTGGTGATACTTTCATTTAACTTTTGCAGCATATGATCCTTCTGTTTCCACAATCGGGTACTAAAGTTTGCACCATCAAAAGGATAGCTGATCAGCTCATTAATTGTCTGTGCATTGATCTGTGCAAACTCCTGATGAAAACCATGGTATTGGTCAATATTGAACCAGTTTTGATAATAACTATCCGAATAAACTTCTTTCAGTAGCTCCTCGCCTTTAAACTGATATTCTATCGCGTATAGCTGCTGGAGTTGGGCGTCAATCTGTTTTAATAGAGCTTCGTACCGGGTCACTCTAGCACGAATACTCATGTTATTCAGCTCCTGATTGTACTTACCCATATTTTCATACGCCTTAGCAATAAAAGCCTGTAAATCGCCTATTTCGGTCTTACTAAGTTTCAGCTGGGCGCTAGCAAAGGATAACTGGTTCTCTTCGGCATATCTCCAGTAGAAATTATTGATTATATCCTGGATCTTTTTTTTTGACTGCTCAAATGATTGTTTCAGTCCCCGGTAGTAATCATCAATCTTTTTCTCGCCGGCAAGGTATTTTTGTTCCTGACGTTTCTGCCAATACTTTTTACTTCTCTCATTCATGGACAATCACCTACTTTTCATCTTGGTTGCCATGATCGTGTTGTTTCAGCAAGTCATCATCCGGGGTACTATTCTCTTTCTCTATCTGCCCTATTTCCTCTTCAACATTTTCAACCCATGGATGATTAGCTATTATGGTCCTGTCAGAGATTACACCCTTGCTGTTCTGGCAATCAGTAATAGCCTGGCTCTCGTTAATATCTATATCCCTGTTGAATACAATGCTGATTTCCCTATCAGAAGTGGTACCTTTCTTAGTAACTTCCAGGTACTTATTGACAAAGTATATCAGCTGTTCAAATGACCACTTAAAGCTGTCTTCTAGGTTATTACATTTGAGATCTAACCCAGAATAAATAAATCTCAAGGCAACGCCAGATGGACTGTTACCTAGTTTATCCTGCCCCTTATCTACAGCCTGACCAAAGCGGTAAATGTCCTTCTGCAGCTGCTCAAAATGCTTGGAAGCTGCTTCAATATCAATTTTAGGATTAAGTGTATCAACCCCGCCATCTTCATCAACTTTAATCCCATGATAATATGCCAGATCACGCATAAATGTACTTAGATCCTCGCCATCATAACCTTTCAAAACGTATATCAATGACCGAAGATCCGCAATTAAATTTGATACATCGGATCGGGTAAGGTCGTAATCATCTATAATGGTTTTAATAAATTGCAGATCGGGTAGTTCATAATCATTATTCTTCCATGGCACGAATGGAATGCGCTCCCAGGTACCTGGTTCATTATCTATAGTGAAGTGCGGTATCAATAACCCACCATCTTCTGGCTGGTCCAGATACTTTTCTGCATCCAGTATTATTTCTCCATCCTTATCCTGTTCGTAATATTCAACGCCATCCTGAGTATGGTATTCGATTTTAGTTACATATTTCCTTTCTTTGCCCTCATACACCTCAACCGGATAATAGCGGATCATAGCCTGCAGCTCTTCATGGTCATTATCAAACCAGAGCGGAATCAGCTGTTCTGATGGGATCCTCATGGTCCTAAATTGCCCGCTTGCGTCTATGTACTGATAACTCCATGCGATGCCTTTATTGCTGCACTCTGTACCCAGTTGTACTATTCTATGCTGGAAACGCTTACCCAGGGTGTTCTGTACCAGTTTGAGATATGCTGTATCCTTGCACTTCATAGCATAAGGCCTAGACAGCAAATAATTAACCTTGTCATCGACAAACTCATGCATGAAACCATGGGCTAGTTTGTGGTTGGTTTTTGTCTCATCCAGTACCGGTTGCTCATCCTCGTAGCGATACATTTTCCGGTCAAGAATATCATTTTCAACTTTATAATATTTTTCACCTTTGATCATCAACTGGCGTTCCTTGGACGCATTGAATTCATTAATCTCTATCTTGATGAGTTCCGGCCTGGTTAGCATATTAATATCATTTTGAAACTCCATGTTATCACCTCGCGATTATTTTAAAAATTTGATGCTTGATTGCCTCATATCATCTTCCATAGCATACCTAAGGGCATCAATCAAATGATTGTCCTTATCTACTGGTACAGGAAGCACATTGCCATTCTTATCTTCTTTGTATTTATACTTATTAATTTCTGCCCTGAATGCTTTACATCGAGGGTGGATGATTATTTCTAAGCCCTGTAAGAATTTAATTCCGTATTCTATACTACCAGGACCTTTCTTAGCGGCTTTTGCGTTTACACCCAGGGATTTATACTCCGATACAGATTTAGGCTCTGCACTATCACATATCACCTTATCTCTACCGGCTTTTTCTTTAACCATAGGAGCGGATTCGCTATTGAGCAACCCGATCGCTTCAATTTCATCACAGATATACAACCTCTTTCTGGTTTTATCATAATGCGGCTTAATGTAAGCAAAAGGATCCTCGGCAAATCCCCAGTCAACACCATGCCGGTAGCTATCGAAAGTCTTTTCGATATCAGAGAAATCTTCAACGCGCCAGTTTTTAAAGATGACGGCTCCAAGAGTACCCCAATTACCCAAGGTATAAACCTCATAATAATATTTGTCTGTTTCATTCTCCAAAGCCGCAATATCATCCGGTGTCAGGAACCGATTATCCTTGTATGTGGTTTTAAGAATTGAAACATTATCCTTTTCTACATACTGCTTGTCATCCTCCCATATACCAAAATATTCGGTGAACAACCAATGATCCTTAAGGATTGGATTAAAAGATAATGTAAGCCTTTTAATAACCTCTGAACGCCCTCTAAGACGTTTGTCCAATTGCTTTATATCTTTGTATTCACACTCAGTAGCTTCCTCTACCCATATATCGGTAATAACCCCATCGATTGGAGTAATGGACTTTACCTTTTCAACATCATCTAATCCGCAGAATAAAATTTGTTTCTGGTTAATATTGCAGGTAATAATCATATCCGTTTTATTGATATCAAAATAATCTCTAAGGTTGAATGCATTGATGGCTTTAGTAATTTCATTCAGGCAGGACCGTTTGATTGTGGATTGCACATTTCTCACTACCAAATAGTTACGCTTGCCATTCAGCACATCCAGTACTGCTCTTTGGGCCAAAGAAAAAGATTTACCTGAAGAAGATCCTCCAAAGTAAATCTGATATCTGTTATTGTTATGAAGTTGATATTTTAAATAAATTTCATTGAAGACGGCAGGATCAATATTAAGGTTAACCCTCATATTCCTCACCGCCTATTTTGATTGTCACCTCGGTATTAGCATCGGATTTTAGTTTTATATTATCGGTGAACATCCCTAAATGCCGGCCCAGAAGCTCCAGAGCCCGGACCTTATCACATGTAGCTACCTCAATACCGTATTTGCCTTCCCTAATGCCGGCTATTGCCTTTTTCTTTTCTTCCGGAAGCTTATCGGTTGGAATAATCTTTACAACCTCCTGCATCCGAAGCTTTCCTGTGTCAGGATCCTTAACATAATGGTTATTCTGAATGATTGGTTCCTCTATTACCTGTGCAAAATCGGACCCATTGGAGGAAGCTATTGCATAAAGCTCATTCAATACAAAATCCTGAGTAATTTCCGTTCGCTTTTTCCGATCTTTAATTCTTTTCTGTATCTCAGTTTGAATGTCTGGTTTTGTTAGGTTTTCCTGACCTATTTTTCTTGCTGTTTTAGTTGAATACCCCGCTCGGATAGCTGCCTGAGTGGCATTCAAATCAATCAAGTATTCATCTACAAAAGCTTTTTGCTTTGGCGTTAATTTAGCCATCAGGCTCACATCCTTTCAATTTTGTTTTGCTGTATGAAAAAAGGCACCCTGTTCATATACAGAATGCCTTTCTTATGTTGGAATCCCTCGGGGGAGTGAGGGAAGGGACCGGCAGGATTTGAACCCGCATCCACTGTACCTGTTATGCGCGCGCCAGCGCTCTGTCCGTTGAGCTACATATCCCATGTAATTACCAGGTTTAAGGCACCTGGCAGCCTCCGCTTATTCCACCCACTTACGCCGTAATAAGCAAGCGATGCATAAAGCAGTAACTACACCATATCTACTGATCAGTTCGGCTAATCAGCCACCAGGCTCTGACACCTGGCAGCCGTTAGGAGGTCGTATCTAACAACCTTCCTGCTTATACCAT